CTATCCAAGAGCACGTAAAACGCGCTCCATCGCCTCAGGTCCCTCTTCCGAGTGAGTCTCAAGATACTCGTACAGCAGAGCTATCACAGCCGAGCGACGCTCCGGGGTGATCTGTATATTCCGCTTCTGTTCCCAGCCTGCCAGCGCAGTAATTGCCAGTTCCAACTTGCCTGTGTCGACTCTATTAGAGCCGCCAGCTACGGTGCCAGCAACCTGCGTGACCGCTTGCAGCACCACGGGTTCCGAGTATGACGTCCCGGCCAAGTACTTCTCTGGGATCTCATACATGCGCCTTACGCCACCGACATCCTTCCTTTCCTCAAATTGCCAACCTTCGGCCTTGGCGCGGTCAATCACGCGCCCTTTCGACTTCGGCAGGCCAGGCAAATTCATCTTGCCGATCTCGGACGCGGAGTACAGCTGCCTGGGTGGAACACTCATCTTGTGCAAAGCGATCCCCTTTATGGAATTAAAGCGTTCCCCGGAACACTTTATTAACTTCAATCAAATCAATTACTTAGAAAATACCCAGCCAATAAGTCGCAAATTTAGAGTGTTCCGGCGAAACAGTCCCTTGACGATACGCTTCGGCACACTTAAGATACGCTCAAGAGCTAACCACATAGGTGTTATCCATGAGTGCATTGAACGAGTCAAAAAAATCCGCCCCGGTAAATTGGCACCGGGCGGATGTTGTAGCGGAGCTGCATAAGAAAGGATGGTCCCTGCGCAAGCTGTCACTCCAGAGCGGTCTTGCCCCCGGAACGCTTAAGGCAGCGTTGGATCGTCCTTACCCAAAGGCTGAAGGCATCATCGCCTCAGCCCTCGGCCTCAAGCCAGAGTTCATCTGGCCAGAGCGTTACGCGGCACGCAATTTTACGCCAGTTTTAACGCTTTCTTCTACTCCCCCTGCCGCGAAGCGTGCCGGCCACGTCGCTGTTGCATAGGTTGAAGCTTAGAGCAGAACACTCCTCAAGCCTACAAACCTAATTCTCGATCAGAGGAAAACAACAATGCGAAAACGTCAATGGAAGACAACTCGGGCCAGTAGCCTGGGTGATGCCTTCGAACTGTGTCTGCAATTTGCAGCAGAAAAAACGCGCCGCCCTCCAAAGGTCTTGGCCGATCTGATGGGTATCGAGGTGAAAACGCTGTATCGCTGGCTTTCTGAATCCTCAATGCCATCAAATCGAATCCGGCAATTTGAGAGTTTCTGTGGCGTGTCATTCGTCAGTGAGTACCTGTGCCTGGCGCACGGCGACAAAGTTGTAATCGACATCCCCGCCGGAAAAAAAGCGGGTGTGGCAGACCTTGCCGATGTGCAGGCCGCATGTTCCGAAGCGTTCAATCTTTTGGTGCGCTTCTACCAACGCGGCGATGCTGTAGATGAGACGGTGGCCGCATTGACCACCACTTTGACGCAACTAGCGTATCAGCGCAGCAACGTCCTGAAACACTCGTCGCCGGAACTCGACTTCTTTGGAGCCGCAGCATGAACGCGGTGCTCGTGAAGACGAATTACAGTGCTGCCGAATTGGCATCCTTGTGCCTGCCTGGCTTGCCTACAAGTAAAGGGAAAATGCTAGCCAAGGCATCCCGCGAAGGTTGGGCGCACGTTGAGGTCAAAAGCATCGGTGGCGTCCGACGTGAGTACCAACCCCCAGTCGGCGTCATGAAGGCGATCAAGGACTTGGCGGCGACACAGCTTCTGACTGCGGCAGCATCGACGAACACCGGCACAGCACCTACGCCAAAAGGGCCACGCGACAATGCACTGGTCGCAAGTATCAATGCGGGACCGTTAAAAGACTGGCAAAAGCGCACGGCAGAAGCACGCGCCGCCTTGCTGGCGGAGGTCGACCGCGTAGCCGCCCTGGTTGGCCGCGAGAAGGCGATCATGAAGCTGGTCATCATGGCGCAGGACGGCTCATTGCCAGACCATCTGGCCGCCCTGGTGCCGGTAGCAAATGCGAAATCGGGCGGCAGCGGCAAGCGCACGCTGAGCCGGCGCACGATCCACCGCTGGCTGGCCGACGCGCCGAAGGCCGCAAGCGCTGGCCGTCGCCAGGTCAACGCGCTGGCGCCGAAGGATGCGCACCGCCAGGTCGAGATACCGGTATGGGCCGCTGACCTTCTGGCGGTCTATCAAATGCCACAGAAGCCCAGCCTGGCTTACGCCGTCGAGCAGATCGCGCCCAGGTATGACATCGGTCAGGCAGCGCTGTATCAGCGCGCCCGCCGCTTCCTTGCACAGATGGGCAATGTGGAGCGTCAGGCCGGCCGCATGGGAACGCGCGACATCACCAACATCAAGCCGTTCGTCCGCCGCGACAGCAGCGTGCTGTGGCCGGCCGACGTCTACACGGCCGATGGCCACACGTTCGATGCGGAAATTGCCCACCCGGTCCACGGCCGGCCGTTCAGGCCAGAGCTGACCGGCGTGGTGGACGTCAGCTCCCGCAAATACGTGGGCTGGAGCGTCGACCTGGCAGAGAGCGGCCTGGCCGTCCTCGACGCGCTGCGCCATGCCTGCGAGGTTGGCGGCATTCCGGCACTGTTCTATGTCGACAACGGCTCGGGCTATCACAACGCCCTGATGGCGGCGCCAGGCGTCGGCATGGAGTCGCGCCTGGGATTCACCATGACCCACAGCATCGCCTACAACTCCAAGGCTCGCGGAATCATCGAGAAGTCGCACCAATCGGTATGGGTTCGTGCAGCCAAGGCGCTGCCAACGTACATCGGCAAGCCGATGGACCGTCAAGCCATGCAGAAGGTCCACAAGCTCACACGCAAGGACGTAGCGGTGAGCGGGCGCAGCAAGTACCTGATGCCGTTCAACGACTTTCTGGCGTTCTGCAAAGAGCACGTCGACGGCTACAACAACCGGCCGCACCGTTCGCTGCCGATGATCGCCGACCCGGCCCTGGGCCGTAAGCGCCACATGACACCGAACGAGGCGTGGGACCAGGGCGTCACGGACGGCGCCCAGCTGGTGCGTGTCGAGGAGGACGAGGCACGCGACCTGTTCCGGCCGCAGCGCGAGGCCAAGGTCATCCGTGGCGAGGTTCGTCTGTTCGGCAACCTGTATTTCTCAACTGAGTTGAAGGAGCACCACGGCGACGTCGTTCGCCTGGGCTACGACGTCCATAACGGCGACAAGGTCTGGGTCTATGACCAGCAGGGCCGCTTCATCTGCAACGCCGGCTTTGAGGCCAACAAGCGCGCTTACTTTCCTGAGTCGTTCATCGATAACGCGGCACGCAAGCGCGCCGATGGTCGGGCGCGCCGCCTGGAGACGAAATTGCAGGAGGTCCGCGACGAGCGCGACGGTGGTCCATTCGTTCTGGAGAACACGCCCAGCCCGACCCTGCAGGACATCACAGGCCACGCCGGACTGGATGTGCTGGACATGGACCTGGTCGCGGTGGAAATCGCTCAACCAGCGCGACTGGCACGCCCGATCTTCCTCCTGGAGTCCGAGCGCTACGAGTGGCTCATGCAGAACCAGGGCGCATGGAGTGACAGCGACCAGCAGTTCCTGGCGCAGTTCGTGGCCAGCGATGTCTACCAATCTTTACGGGAACGATTTGAGTGCCTGGATATGGCATGGAAACAAAAGCTCACCGCAGTAGGTGGCTGAAGTAACGGCTGCCCAAGGTGGCCAAGTTTAACGGTGAAGTCAACAAACGATATAGGGAAGACAGATGAAAAAAGGGTTCGTTCAAAACAGTAATTACGCGCGCTTCGTGCAGACCGTTAAAGCAACGGAGCAGCGCGGCGCCCGCGAGGCATCAATGATGCTGGTGACCGGCGCCGCCGGCCTGGGCAAGTCGGCGACTGTCGACCGCTGGGCGGTTGATAGCAATGCGCTGTACCTGCGGGGCAAGGAGACGTGGACCAAGCGCGCCATCCTCATGGAGTTAGCCGACCTGCTGCGCATTCCAACCAACGCCACCAACCACGCGCTGCAAGCCAAGATCATCGGCGCCGTAGGCGTGCGCCAGACGCCCATCATCATTGATGAGGCGGAACACACGGTGCGCAGCAGCGCAGCCATCCTTGAGTGCATCCGCGACATCAGCGATCTGACCGAAACGCTGGTGGTCCTTGTAGGCATGGAGAGCATCGAAGCGATGATCGCACGCTACCCGCAGATCAGCGGCCGCATCGCCAGCGTGGCCCGGTTTGAGGCGCTGACGCTGCAGGATGTCCAACTGGCGTGCAAGCAGCTGTCGGAGGTCAGCATCGACGCCGACCTGGTGAAGGAGCTGCACCGCCAGAGCGCCGGAAAAATGCGCCTGGTGATGAACGGCATTGCCACCATCGAGCGCCTGGCGCGCACCAATGGACTGGACGCTGCGACGTTCGCGGCGATGGGCGGCGCGGAACTGTGCATCGAGTGGCAGGCGCGCCGGCCGCGTGCAGGGGCTGCGCGATGAGCGCCAAAGTCCAATGGGTGTCGCAGACCATCATGCTGGCGGTGAAAGAGATCGCCTGCCCCAAAGGGTGTGTCAAGCACGCAGCCATCGTCAAGAATACGGGCCTGACGTCTCGCCAGGTGGCCGACGCCTGCGCCAAGCTCGCTGAACACGGCTACCTCAAACGTGAGGAGTATTCCGACAACACGGTCAAGCCGGGTTGCTACCGCCTGACCCCTCTGGCTCACACCGCGCTTGATGAGGGCGTGAAATTCACCAGCGGCCCCAAGGGGCCAACTGGCAAGACGCGGCCTCGACCGGACGGGCTGCGTGATCGCGCGTGGCGGTTGCTTCGCATCCGTCGCAAAGCCAGTGTGCCGGAAATCGTCGGGGTGCTGATGGATGCCGGTAGCAACAGCGCCGACATAAAACGGGCTGAAAACAACCTGTCCAAGTACTTCCGCCAGTTGATGCGCGCTGGCTACGTGACGGAGATGCGCCGAGAGGCGCCCGACTCCCCAACGTCCAACGGCGCCAAACGGTTCTTCCTCGCCCGAGACACCGGCCTGCTGTCGCCGATCCCCAAGACCGCCCAGGCGGCGGTGTACGACCAAAACGAAGGGAAGCTGTATGCAACAAGCTGAAACGGAATGGTTCGCGCTGCTGCGCGCCGACATTGAGGCATCGGGAAGCATCGCGGCGACCGCCAACCGCGTCGGCGTCTCGCGCGGTGCGCTGTCGGGAATTTTGAACCAGACCGCAACGTCCCCGTACGTCAACGGGAAGTCGAGCACGAAAAAAATCGAGGTGCGAATCCTGAACACGCTGGGGCGCATCGTCTGCCCCTTCCTGACCGAAATGATGGAGCGCGAACACCGGATCACCGGCCTGGAATGCCGTGAGTATTCCGGCCGGGATAGCCCACCAACTAATAGCCCACGTGCCATGTCGCACTGGCGCGCATGCCAAAGCTGTGAAAAACGTGTCGTTAAACCTTGTGAGGAGAAGTGAAATGCTGAACCTGAAACAGAAGCTGTCGTGCCTGATCACCAAAATCAAGATCGCTATCGTCATGCGCCAGCTGGCCGCAGTGGATGCCCGCCAGCGCGACCTGGTCTCCGATGTCACTTTCGCGGGAGTCATGCGCCTCAGCGCGCAAGAACATTTTGCCAAGGGCAGCACGATCAACGCTGCCGCCAAGCGCCGCCTGCTGGCGCGGTTCGATCACCTGATGGAGCAACTGCCGGACTATCCGGCACCCGTCGCAGTGGAAACGTCCGAACGGCCGGTCGGGCCGGTTGATCCCATTGCGGCCGACGCCGAACTGAACAAAACCCTCGTTTAACAAACACAGAAAGAATCCACATGAAGACTACCCCCGCCACTACCGTTCCCGCCGGATACCGCGCCGATGCCAAGGGCCACCTCGTACCTGAGTCGCTGATCCGTCCTATTGATCTGGAACGCGACGCCCTGGTGCTGGACATTGTCAGCAAGGCCCGCGCTGCCTCGGTCGAACTGGTGAAGCTCAAGGCCCACTTCTTTAACGACATCGCCGCCTTTGTCTCGCTCAGCGCCGAGCAGTACAACGTCAAGCTGGGCGGCGAAAAAGGCAACGTGCAGCTGGTGTCCTACGACGGCCGCTACAAGGTTTTGCGCGCCATCCAGGAAACGCTGGTCTTCGACGAGCGTCTGCAGGCCGCCAAGACGCTGATTGAATCCTGCCTGCAGCGCTGGAGCGAGGGCGCACAGCCTGAAATTCAGGTGCTGATCAATGACGCGTTTCAGGTGGACCAGGCCGGCAACATCAACACCGGTCGCGTGCTTGGCCTGCGCCGCCTGGCGATCAACGACGAAGAATGGCAGCGTGCCATGACCGCCATTGGCGAGGCACTGCAGGTCGCCGGCAGCAAGAGCTACATCCGCATCTACGAGCGCGATGCGAACGGCGAGTACAAGGCCATTTCTCTCGACTTGGCAGGTGCGTGACATGGCGACACGAATTCCACGTGCTGGCACTACCCTGTGCTGCGTCTCCATCGGTCATCAAGATTTCGTCCTATCGCTCGACAAAGGGCTGAAGCTGGTGGCGCTGCTGAAAGACGCGAAAGAGTGCGATCGCACCGCGCGCCCGCCCAGCTACAAGTCTGTGTTTCACCTCAATCCCAACCAACCACCGATCAGTATGGAAGTGTTGGTCGAGAGCCAATTCACGAAAGTACCGTTGATGCAAAACGACCTGGGAGACGACGAATGAACTGCAACTGCATAAAAGAGATGGCGGCAAAAATTGCTGCCGCGCCCTTTATCCAATCGAAGGCCGGCCAGAACATCTCGGTCGAGTGCCAGGCTACAGGCTTCCTGATGGACGACGAGCTGGGGATGCGCCAAGTCGTGAACATACCGTATCGCGTTTGCGGCACTGGTAAGGGCTACAGCAGCGCCAAAGGCAAGGATATGCCTGTCGTGGCCAGCTTTTGCCCATTCTGCGGCCGCTCGACCAAACGCTACCAGGTTGGCGAGTACGACGGCCTGACGGCCGTCGCCTAATGATCCTCCAGGAGAAACAACATGACCCTCAAACAGTTCAAAGGTCCAAAATCGCTCGACGCCATCAACGCTCAGTGCATCGAGCAAGGGCTGATCCTGCGTCGTAATCGCCACGATGCCTTCAAGAGCGACTTCGTGGTCGTCTCGTCGCCTTTGGCGCCGACTGCTGAAGTGTTCTACAACACCGTCAGCGGGTGGTTTTTCGGTACTACGCCGACAGGCGAATCGTTCGACTCGCGTGAGCCGCTGGACGACCAGCCGTGGTTTGCCGCGCTGCTGGAATTCTTCAACGAGGCGCTGGACGCCACGGATGCGTCAGCCGCCGCAGCTCCCTGTTCGTGCCTCAACCTGGGCGAACTGGCGTTTGAGGATGGGCAGGCTGCGGTGACTCGTCCGATCCAGGCGGGCGACAGTGGTGTCAACGTCCAGCAAGAGACCGCGAAATGAAAGCCCTGGGAAAGGCGGACGACATCCGCCGCCGTGAGCTGGCCACCATCCACGTCGCCAAGAAAGAGCTGGGCTTGGACGATGACGCTTACCGCGACTTGATGCTGACGGTCACCGGCCAGTCCAGCTCGGCCACGCTCGACTGGCAGCAGCGCAAGAAGCTGCTGGAGCATTTCAAAAAGCTCGGCTTCAAGGTCAAGGGCAAGAAAGCCGACAGGGCGGCGCCGAGCGTCGGCGGCGACCGGAAGGCGCAGATGAGCAAGATCGGCGCGCTGCTGGCCGATGCTGGCCGTCCCTGGGCCTATGCCGATGGCATCGTCAAGCGGCTGTTCGCCACCAGCACCAAGGTCGAGCGGGTCGAGTTCTGCGATAGCGCTCACCTGGCCAAGGTGATCGCCGCCCTGGTGATCGATGCCAAGCGCCGTAGCGAACGCGCCATGGGTATTGGCGACGGCGCACAACCCTCGGGAGACAGCTATGGGGCCTGACGTCTCCCACCTGCCCGAGAGCGCCCAGCGGCTCGTGGCGCTGATCGGTCTGCCTGCGACCGTCGTCCTGGTCGAGCGTCACGGCGGCAAGGAGCTGACGCTGTACGCGCGCGGCGACAGCGTTAAGCGTCTGGGCGAAGTCATCGGCCCCCAGGCTGCCGAGCGACTACAGGACTACTTCGGCAGTGAGCCGTTCGGCGTTCCTCGTTGCACGGCCGCGTTAAAAAATCTTCGTAACACGAAGATCCACGCCACCTATGACGAGCTGACCGCCGGTCCCACCGGCTGCTCCGGCCGCGTCGCTATCCACGCCATCGTTGAACAGTTCGGCCTGACCGAACGCCAGATTTGGCGCATTCTCAAAACGTCGAGTGTGCCGCGCCAGGCGAAACAAAAGCCGGTCGACGAACGGCAACTCACCCTGCTGTAATACCGCCCTTCCTGACAGCGTGGCATCGCCACTGCTGTCAAATGTCCCCCTGTCGCGCGCGCGCCCGCGTGCGTACAGTGGGGCAATGAAACTTTCCCCCGCCGCTTCCGCCATCATTCGCTCTTTCGAGGGCATCCTCGACGGCGATCCCTCGACAGTCAATTTCGACCCGTACATGGACCCGTCCAAAATTTGGACGATTGGCTGGGGCCATGCCATCTGGTATCGCGGTCGCTTTCTCACCGGCGAGGCAGACCGTGCGCTGGCGCGCTCCCTCTATCCAAATGGACTGACCCTGGCCGAGTGCGTCACGCTGCTCGAGGCGGACATGGGCAAGGTCGAAGCGTTCCTAAACAGGGCCTTCACGCGCCTGACTCAGCCCCAGTTCGACGCCCTCTGCTCATTCGCCTTCAACTGCGGCATTGACGCCCTGGATGCTTCCACCCTGGCGCGCAAGCTGCGCCAAGGCGATATCGCTGGCGCCGCCGCCGAGTTCCCGCGCTGGAACAAGTCGAAGGGCGTGGTGCTGGCCGGTCTTACCCGGCGCCGCGCGGCCGAGCGTGCTCTGTTTCTCACCCCACCAGCCATGACTGGCAAAACCACCCCCACCACGGAGAAGAACTGATGGACCTCATTACCCTGGCTGTCAGCCTGGCGCAGTTTGCGCCCGGCTTGATGCGCTTCTTTGGCGCGGGCGATGCACCCGCTGCCGTGGCTCAGCGAGCCGTCGACATCGCCATGTCGATCACCGGCGCGGCCAATGGCCAGTCGGCGTTGACGGCGCTGGCCAGCGACCCGGCGTTGGCGCAGAACTACAACCTGGCGGTGATGGCGGCCGACGCCACCCTTGTCGGTCTCTACCTGGCAGACGTCCAGGATGCGCGCCGTCGTGACCTGGAACTGCATAAAACCGGCTATAACAACCGCCGCGCCGACTACATGGTCGCCGGCGACGTGGTCGGTCTGATCGCCTGTCTCGTCATCCTGGGGTTTTTCCGCGACAAAATTCCTGGCGAAGTTGTCGGCCTGCTGTCGGTCATTGCCGCAGCTTTCGCCGCCTGCCTACGCGACGCCCACCAGTTTGAATTCGGCAGCTCCCGCAGCAGCCGTGAAAAGGACATTTTACTGGGGAAGGCCCAATGACCGATATCACTGACGTGGCCAGCGAACGCGAAGAAATCGCCCGCCTCGATGCAATCCGCGACCAGGTGCGCCGCGCCGGTCTGTCCGGCAAGACGGTTGCCGATTCCGCCCATGAATGCTCGGTCTGTGACGAGCCAATCGCCGAGCAGCGCCGCCAGGCAGTGCCAGGCGTTAAAACCTGCCTCGAGTGCCAGGCTGAGCTGGAACACGCGACCCATGCGGCCGGGAGGCGCGCATGAGGGTGGAACTTGAATTCTGGCAGTTGGTGACGCTCCTGATCGCCTTTTTCGGCGCGGTGGCCGGTGGCGCAAAGATGATGTTCGACCAGTTTGAGAGGCGCCTGGGCGAACGGTTCCAGTCACAGGAGTCGGCACTCGCCAATTCCAATAAGTCGATCAATGACCTGCTGACGCGTCACGTGGAAGAGCAAGGGAAAGTGGTCAACAAGATTAACGAGCTGGAGCGCGACATGCTCAAGTGGCACGCCGAGCTGCCGCTGCAGTACGTCCGTCGCGAGGATTTCATCCGTAATCAAACCGTTATCGAGGCGAAACTCGACACGATTAATCAGCGGGTTCAAAACATTCAACTGACAGGTAGTCGCCCATGAACATGCCCCTCATTCCCGTCGATCCTGCAAAAATCCGCCGCGAGTCGCTGCGCTGGTATTTGCTGGTCACCCTCTACAACGCGCGCCCTGTCGGCTGCTATGAAGACCTCTTGCTGGTAACCCTGAGCGCGATCTACGCTGACACGACGGCGCACGAGATCCGCACGGAAATCGATTACCTGGAAAAGCGCCGCCTGGTGGCGGTCAGAAAGGAACCGTCCGGCCGCTGGTTCGCGGAGCTGTACCACTACGGCACGGACATCGTCGAATATTCGATCGACTGCCTGCCTGGCATCGCTCGTCCAGTGAAGACCTGGGGCTGACGTGGCGCCACGTTCCAAAGTCGAGCAATTGCCGGCCGAGCTGAAACAGTGGCTCGACGACAAGCTGGTGGCCAGCGCGTTCGCTGGCTACGACGCGCTGGAGGCCGAACTCAACGAGCGCCTGCAGGCTGCCGGTGCCGACTTCCGCGTCGGCAAGAGCAGCATCCATCGCTATGGCAGCAGTTTTGAGGACAAGCTCAAAAGCCTGAAGCTTGTCAGCGAACAGGCCCGCGCCATGATCGGTGGCGCGCCGGACGAAGAGGACGCGGTGAGCCAGGCATTAATCCGCATGACCCAGGAGAAGCTGTTTAACGTTGTGCTCGACCTTAACGTCGATCCGAGCAAGCTCAACCTGGCCAGTGTCACCCGCGCCATCGCCGATCTGTCCCGCGCCTCGATCAGCAACAAGAAGTACGCCACCGAGGTCAAAAGCCGCGCGGAGGCTGCTGCGGCGTCTGTGGTGTCGGTCGCCAAGAGGGCGGGCTTGACTTCCGAGGCTGTCAACCTGATCCGCAGCCAGATCCTGGGTATCGCAGGATGACCTTGACCGCACCAACCGTCCTGCTGCCGTACCAGCAAAAGTGGGTCGCCGATCAATCCCAGGTCAAGGTCTGCGAAAAGTCGCGCAGGGTCGGTATCAGCTGGGCCGAGGCGGCCGACGCGGCGCTGACCGGCGCAGCCGGCCGCGCAGCAGGCGGCGACGATACTTGGTACATCGGCTACAACCAGGATATGGCCAAGGAGTTCATCCTGGACGTGGCGTTTTGGGCCAAGCACTACCAGCTGGCGGCCGGCGAGATGGAAGAGCAGGTGTTCATCGACCAGGACGAAGACAAGCAGGACAAGCACATCCTCACCTTCGGTATCACTTTCGCCAGCGGATATCGCGTGACAGCGCTTTCCAGCCGTCCCTCCAACCTGCGTGGTAAGCAGGGGCGCGTGGTCATTGACGAGGCCGCGTTCCACAGCGACCTGGATGGCCTGATTAAAGCGGCGATAGCGCTGTTGATGTGGGGTGGGCGGGTGCGCATCATTTCAACCCATGACGGAGACACGAATGCGTTTAACGAGCTGGTCCAAGACTGCCGTGCAAAAAAATACCCTTACGCAGTACATCGTATCGAATTCGCGGCGGCGGTGGAACAGGGGCTGTTCCAGCGCATCTGCCTGTCGACATCGAAGGTCTGGTCGAAAGAAGCCGAAGCGGCATGGGTCGCGGGCATGCGGGCGTTCTATGGGAGCAAAGCGACCGAGGAACTCGACGTTATCCCCGGAACCGGATCGGGCAGCTACCTGCAGCGCGCGCTGATCGAGGCGTGCATGCAAGACGGCATTCCAGTGGTGCGGTTGAAGCTGGCCGACGAATTCACCCTGCTGCCGCCTCATATCCGAGAGGCCGAGATGGCCGACTGGTGCCGGGAAAATTTGCTGCCGTTGCTCTCAAGGCTCGACCCGAACCTGGATCACCACTTCGGGCAAGACTTTGCGCGTAACGGTGACGTCTCGGCGATCTGGCCCCTGGCCCAGGCGCGGGATCTGCGCCTGGTGACGCCTTTCGTTCTTGAGATGCGCAACGTGCCGTTCGACCAGCAACGGCAACTGCTGTTCTACCTGGTCGACCGTCTGCCACGCTTTCGCAGCGGCGGTATGGACGCGCGTGGCAACGGTCAGTACCTGGCTGAGGTCGCAATGCAACGATATGGCGCGCTGCGCATCGCCCAGGTGATGCTGTCGGTGGAGTGGTACCGGGACAACATGCCGCGCCTCAAGGCTGCGTTTGAAGACCAGAGCGTGGTTGTGCCGAAGGATGCTGACGTGCTGAGCGACCTGCGCGCCATCAAGCTCGATAAGGGCGTGGCCAAGGTGCCGGACAACGCGCATACCCAGGGTTCCGATGGCTACATGCGACACGGCGACACCGCCGTCGCATTGGCGCTGGGAACCTTTGCGGTCTATCAGATGAACGCAGACGGCGTGTGCGATGGCTTCCAGTCAGTCAGCCGGCGCGGCCATGGTGGCGCCGACCGCGACGACGATTTTAACGATTCACGCTCACGGAGCATGTTATGAGCACCATAGTAGATCAGCACGGCCGGCCCATCGACCGCACCGTATTCACCGCGCCGCAGACGGCCAATATCAGCGCCCTGGAGAATCGCTACCTGGTGCCGATGCTTGGCGGCCTGACGCCTGTCCGGCTCGACAGGGTGTTGCGCGAGGCCGATGCCGGCAACTTGTTTGAGCAGCACCGCCTGTTTTCCGACATGGAGGAGCGCGATGCGCATCTGCGCTCCGAGATGGACAAGCGGCGCAATGCGGTGGCCAGCCTGAACTGGAGCGTGGTACCGCCGCGCAATCCAACTCCCGCAGAAACAAGGGCGGCCGACTGGGTAACGGAGATGCTGACCGATGCGGTTGACCCGCTGGAGGACATGCTCCTGTCGCTGATGGAGGGCGTCGGCCACGGGTTCGCGGCCGTTGAGCTGGAATGGCGTCAGGAGGGGCAGTATCGCCTCCCAACCTACTTGCCACGCCCCCAGGAGTGGTTCACTCTCGACGAGAGCCGCAGCACCATCAATCTGATCGATGGTTCCTCCTACGGCGCCCCCTTGCGGCCTTTCGGATGGGTGATGCATACCCATGGCAAGCCTAAGTCGGGCTACATGGGACGCGCTGGCCTACATCGCACGCTGGTATGGCTGTTCCTCTACAAGGCATACGCCCTGGGCGACTTTGCCGAGTTCCTGGAAACCTATGGCCTGCCGATCATCGTTGGTAAATATTTCGCTGGCGCTTCGGCAGATGAGAAATCGTCGCTGATGCGCGCTGTGACGGCGCTGGGCCACGACGCCCGCGCCATCATGCCCGATGGGATGTCCATCGAGATCAACGAAGTGAGCGCCGCCGGCGGCTCGGCTCACCTGGAAATGGTGCGCTGGGCGGAGAAAAGCCAAAGCAAGAGCATCCTGGGTCAAACTCTGACCACCGATGCCGGCGACGGCGGCGGCGGCAGCTTTGCCCTGGGCAAGGTCCACAACGGCGTGCGCATGGACTTGGCGCGGGGTGACGCTCGTCAGATCAGCGGCACCGTTACGCGGGATCTGATCTACCCGATGGTTGCCGTCAACATGCCTGGTATCGAGGGACTGTCTCGCTGCCCACGGTTTGTGCTGGAAACGGAGCAGCCAGAGGACATGGCGGCTTACGCAAGCGCTCTGCCAAAAATGGTGGCGGTGGGGTTCCAGATACCGCTCAAATGGGCGCAGGAGCGGCTGCACATCCCTCAGCCTCGGGACGGCGAGGCGGTTCTGACGCTGCGCTCTGTGCGTGCGCCAGGCGATATTGCGGCCACGGCGGCCTTGTCGGCGACTATTCCGGCGCCGGCTGCAGCGCCAACGCCCAGCCCGGTCGCTGACATCGTCGCCCAGCTGGGCAACGCAGCGGCGCCCGTTTGGGCCAATCAGATCGGCCAGGTCGGCGCGATGGTGGCGAAGGCGACGAGCCTGGCCAGCCTGCAGGACGACATGCTGGCGGCATTTGGCGGCGCCCCGCAGGAAACCATGGTGCAGTTGATGGCGGCCGCGTTCGCCCTGGCTGAACTCAAAGGGCTTAATGATGCCCAGGGCAACGCGTAATGCCGGTTCCCGCCAATTTCCCTGGAAAAGACGCTGACGGCAACTATGTCGCCAACCCGTTCGCCGAGCAGTTGAATTTCTTTGAGCGCAAGCTCAACCTGCCCACCGAGCGCTGGGACGACATCTTGCGCAGCGCCCATGACCGGGCGTTCATCGTCGCTGGCGCCGCCAACGCCGATCTGCTCAATGATCTGCGTGCGGCGGTCAGACGGGCGATTGAAGGTGGCCAGGGCATCGACGCCTTCAAGAAGGATTTTGATGCCCTGGTGAACAAAAACGGCTGGACCGGGTGGACTGGTGAGGGTTCTGCCGCCGGCCAAGCCTGGCGCGCTGCGGTCATCTACAAGACCAATATGTCCACCAGCTACGCGGCCGGCCGCTGGAAACAGCTCAACGATCCAGGGCTGTTGTCTCTGCGGCCGTACTGGAAATACGTCCATTCGGACAGCGTTTTGCATCCTCGGCCACTCCACCTGTCGTGGGACGGCATCGTGCTGCGGCATGATCACCCTTTCTGGTTAACGCATTTCTGCCCGAATGGGTGGGGTTGCGAATGCCGCGTGGTTGCCGTCGACGCGGCCGAGTATGCCAATGCCAAGGCCCTCGGCCAGGACGAACCGCCCGAGGGCTGGGACGAGATTGACCCCAAAACCATGGCGCCGGTTGGCATCGACCAGGGATTCGACTACGCACCTGGTGCGAATACCTCTCAGGCTCTGGCCGACTTGGTCGATGCCAAGCTGATCAAAGTGGACACGGCGGTCGGGGCGGTAATGAACCAGGCGCTGCGGCCGGCGCTGCAACGCGAGCGAGATACCGCCTACCAGGCCTTTGTCAGCGACGTGGCAGCACGGCCTGCCCAAGGCGGGCGCACCGCCGTGATCGGCGCCATGTCGCCCCAGGCGGTGACTTGGATGGAGAAAAACGCCGTCCAGGTGCCAAATGTCGCGGCGATCAGTATTAGCGACAGCGTGGTGGCCAGCAGCCTGGCCAGCCGTCGTCAGGCTGCTGACGAGCTGGCCCGCCTGCCTGGTGTTCTGTCACAGCCGGACCAGCTGCTGTTCGACACCCGTACTGGCCGCGTGGTCTACGTTGGCTATGCGGATGACACGCGTCAGGCGCAGATCGTCGCCGAGACGCAGATCAACGAGCGCGGCTGGTTTGAAGTGACCGCGTTCTATCAGCCGGCAGCGGCCGGCCTGCAGTCGGACATTGCGAAGGGATTCTATGCCGTCATTTATTAACGCCTCGGGCGACGCTGTCGCCCTGGCGCTGGGCCAGCTGCAGTACAAGATCGGTCACATGCAGCCGGTGCTGGCAGCGCTGGGTGAGGATATGGTCGAGCGCGTGAAGAAGCGGTTTGCCACCGCCACGTCGCCCTCGGGCGTCGCATGGCGCCCCAATAGCGCTGTCACGCTGGCCAACTATATAAAGGCGCGGGGCGGGATATCCCCCAAGACCGGCAAGATGCTCGCGAAGGGTAAGGTACTGGCCGCTGCCAAACGGCCGTTGCAGGGGCGATCCGGTGCGCTGGCCAGGCAGATATTCTCGGCCGTCACCAGTACGTCCGAGGGAGATGCGCTGACCATGGGATCGACGATGCGCTACGCCCGGATGCAGCATGCCGGTGGAACGAAAGCGATGTGGCGGCATTTGTGGGGCGATATTCCCAGTCGGCCGTTCATGCCGCTGACACCAACAGGAGAACTGGACAAGGGAGAGGAGGATTTGATTGTCGAGGCAATTCGACAGTACATCATGAGCTAGACAAACAGAGCGACCAGGTCCAGTGCGTCAACACCAGACCTGGACACTTCACACGCAGCAATACCTGCATGATCTGCCGAGGCTCTGCAACCCGATCGGGGGCCGCATATTATCACGGAGTAACAGTGCAGGATATCCGCTGTGGCAACTGCCACAAAAAACTAGCCACCGGTGAATACACCAGGCTCAATATCAAATGCCCCCGATGTGGGACATTAAACCATTTGAGGACCGCGAGTCCCGCACAGGAGCGCCCAGGAGCGCCTAGTGAAAGCATCATCAATGAGCAGTCCGATTATTTCCTGGATGGGCGGCAAGCGCCGCCTAGCCGACCGGCTCTTGCCACTATTTCCCCCGCATGAGTGTTATGTCGAGGCGTTCTGTGGCGGTGCCGCCCTGTATTTTCTGCGGCACATGCCGGCGCCGGTCGAGGTAATCAACGATACGAATGGCGACCTGGTGAACCTGTACCGAGTCGTGCAGCACCACATGGAAGAGTTTGTCAGGCAGTTCAAATGGGCGATCAGCAGCCGGCAGATCTTCAAATGGCACCAGATGGCCAACCCGGAGACGCTGACCGATATCCAGCGCGCCGCGCGGTTCTATTACCTGCAGCAGCACGCGTTTGGCGGCAAAGTAAGTGGCCAGAACTTTGGCACCGCCACCACCGGCCCGGCGATCAACCTGTGCCGCATCGAGGAAAATCTCAGCGCGGCGCATCTACGACTGGCCGGCACATACGTGGAGAACCTCTCCTGGGAAGAGTGTCTGGCCAAGTGGGACCGGCCGCACACCTTTTTCTACCTGGACCCGCCATACTGGCAAATGGCGGGGTACGGCGTCGACTTCGGACTAGAGCAGTTTGAACTGATGGCCCAGCTGATGCGGACATGCAAGGGTAAGGTCATGGTGTCGATCAACGACCATCCAGATATCCGGCGCGTTTTCGACGGATTGCATATACTGGAGATCGATATCAAGTACGCCACCGGTAACGTTCACGGTGCAGCCAAGGCTTCCACCGAGCTGGTGATCACGAACTGGGATTTCAATGAAATGACCGGGCTGTTTTAACGAGCTAGAGCCGGAAACGGCAAAACGCATTTAAGCGCCGCCACGCCGTTTAAATGCACCCGGCTGGCACATCGCCGCATCCTATCGGGAAAAACGGCTATTAACGCCCCTGTAACGGCCTTGGCGGGGATTCTGGTATCCAGTGGAACCCTGTCAAAGCATTTTTTCGCACTTTGAAGGTTACTCTCATCAGACCTAGTAGCAATCGAAGTAGAGGCCCGCCCCCTCCAGGGGCGGCCGATTCGAACCATCACTTCTGATGCATCGGATGCACTTTGAAGTTTGGAACCTTGTCCGTTACCGTTGATGATGCGGCTTCGATGGCAGCAAGCATCGACTGTTGAGCTTGGTGTAAATCATGTGATTCTATAGCTGCGGAGATTGGTGCGTTCAGACTTAAGCTAGTCGATGTCCTGCCAGGCCTAGTTGGGATAGAAATAAATACTTCTCCACCGGCTTCTATAAAGACCGCAACAAATGACAGGACGTCGGGCATTGTTAGTACCGTTTCTGGATTGTCCAGTGGTTGCAGAATACATCCAAAGCCATCAGGCTGTTTCCTAATTAGTATCTTTGATATATCTGGCCTCCACTCGTCTCCCAGTTGCGGCATCGAAAGCCATAGACATTGAAATTCCCTACAGACTCCGGGTCGGGTGAGATAGATTCCACAACCGCCTTGGTCGGATAAATTCGGGCATGGTACGTCAGCATGCTTCTGCAATTCTGGTTCGTCGATGTGTAACGAAATGCAGCAAGCAGAGCAGCTTCCACATTCACGTTTGGGAGCTAGTTGATTTTCCATACTCATCTTTCAGTTTAAGTAAGCGAGGTGAGAGATTTGGCGCCAAATATCTGCTTCGGTATCCATTAGATAGCGCCGCCAGAGGTTGTTCCTGATCAAGAGTAGGAAACAAAAACAGATTTTTTACTTGCCAATTATACATTCCCGCAACAGACGTACCTGCATCGACATGGAATCTTCGCCTAATGCTGTCAGCTGACAGTCTTACATCCTCGCGCGCGCCTGACATGATGGCCGCATGTCCAAAGCTAACCTCCCAAAACAGACCGCCCGAACGCCGCTGATGGCGGTCGCCGCATGCTCGATGGCGCTGCCTAGCAGCGGTGTGCGTGAAATCCAGTTAACGCCGGCAGGCGAGTTCCGCTCGTTTGACGGTCGTCCAGTCGAGGCGACGGCGTGGCGCATGACCGCCCACTTGGCCCAGCCGCTGATTGCGGCCGCCACGGCGCGGCCGACGCCCTACGTCATCGACTTCGACCATCAAACCCTGCACGTCGAGAAGAATGGCCAGCCGGCGCCGGCAGCTGGTTGGTTCCACAAACTGGAGTGGCGCGACGGCGTTGGGCTGTTCGCGGTCGATGTGAAGTGGACCGCCAAGGCGGCAGCCATGATCGACGCGGGCGAATACAAGTTCATATCGCCAGTGATCGGCTACGCCGATAGTGGCGACGTCACTGGCCTGTTCATGGCCGCCCTGACGAACAACCCCGCAATTCTCGGCATGGACGAAGTCCTGACCGCCGCCGCTTCGATGCAATTCGCCTCCCTCAACGCTGTACCACCAACCCAGGAGTTATCCACCATGACCTTGCTGCAAAAACTGATCGCCGTCCTGAAACTGCCTGACGATAGCGTGGACGACGCTGTCGTCGACGCCGTCCAGGTGCTGGTGGATGCCAAGGCGCCGGATGCGGCGAAGCCTGACCCGGCCAAGTTTGTGCCAGTCGCCGCCCTGACGGCGCTCCACAGCCAGATGGCCGCCCTCAATTCCCAGCTCAACACCAAAACGCTCGACGCAGTCATCAAGGACGGCATCGACAGCGGCCGTCTGCTGCCGTCGATGGTCGAGTGGGCGCGCGAGTACGGCACGCAAAACACTGCTGCGCTGTCGGCATACATCGCCAGCCTGCCGGTGATCGCAGCGCTGAATGGCACCCAGACCAACAATCAGCCACCGGTCAAAACCGGCGCGCTGAATGAATCCCAGGTGGCGTTGTGCGCCGCCATGGGCGTGAGCCAGGCCGACTTCATCGCGACGCTGGCCGCTGAACAGCGCGTCTAACGTTCTTACCGATCACTATATAAGGAGCACATCGTGGCCCTCACCACCGACCGTAACACGCCATACAAACATGCCAACGCTATCGCCGTACCTGTCGCGGCCAATGCCCGCATCTTCGCTGGCGCCATCGTCTGCGCCAGCGCCACCGGCTTTGCAACGCCAGGCGCGACCGCTGCCACGTTGACCTACCTGGGCCGCGCCGAGGAGTTCGTCGACAACACGGGCGGTGCTGACGGTTCCCGGACCGTCTTGGTGCGCCGCCTGGAATCGTTCAAGTGGCTCAATTCGTCGCTCGACCCTGTTACCCAGTCCGAGCTGGGCAAGGCCGTCTACATCGTCGATGACCAGACCGTCGCCAAAACGTCCGGCACCAACACGCGCTCGGTGGCCGGCCGCGTCGTGGGCGTTGACGTCGACGGCGTGTGGATCGAATAGCAGTAGCTGCAGCCGGCGCTAAATCCCTCAAAACAACTTTATTGGAATTTCCATGCTCGTTAATAAAAGCAACCTCTCCAACCTGTTCATCTCGCTCAAGGCGATGTTCAACAACGCGTTCGACGCTGCGCCCACCACCTGGGAAAAAATTGCCATGTTGGTGCCGTCGACGTCCAGCCAGAACGACTATGCCTGGCTGAGCGCGTTTCCCAAGATGGCGCGCTGGGTCGGTGCCAAGGCCGTTAAAAACCTGAAAGGCTTCAAGTACTCCATCGTCAACGAGGACTTCGAAGCGACCGTCGAAGTCGAACGCAACGATATCGAGGACGACAACATGGGCATCTACGCCACCCAGGCCAAGGGCGCGGGTATGTCCGCCAAGCAGCTGCCTGATGAAATCGTCTACGACGTTGTCAATGGCGGCTTCACCAATCGCTGCTTTGACGGCCAGTACTTTTTCGACACCGACCACCCAGTCGAAAAGCCTGGCGTCGGTCTGATCAGCGTCAGCAACATGTTTGCCAAGAAGCTGTCGGCGGCGTCGGTGGCTGAAGCCGAAGCCAGCCTGGGCGCAGCTGACACGGCCATGATGGAATTCAAGGACGACGAAGGTCGCTCGTTGAACGTCAAACCGAACGTGCTGCTGGTGCCGCCAGCCCTGCGATCCACTGCCAACGTGCTGGTGACCAGTGATCGCCTGGAAGACGGCAAGGCCAACCCGTTCAAGGGCGCCTATGAAGTGGTGGTCGAGCCGCGCCTCGCATCGCGCACGGCGTGGTTCCTGTTGGACACCACCAAGCCGGTGAAGCCGTTCATTTACCAGGAACGCAAAAAGCCAGTGCTGGTCGAGCAGACGGACCCGCAGTCGGACGCGGTGTTCAGCACCAAGAAGTTCAAGTTCGGCGCCGAAGCGCGCGCGGCCGGTGGCTACGGTTTCTGGCAGACCGCGTTCGGCTCGACCGGTACCGAAGCCTAACGAATAGCTTTTTTGCATTGCCCTGGATCGTATCCCAGGGCAATGCAGGACCGTTCATCCAGGAGTAACCCATGACAAAAAAAGAAACGCCCGCCGCCGCCGCAAAGGCAGCGTCAGCAAGCGGAGCGGGCGCCCAGGGCGTTCAGACCAAAACCTCCACCGACTCGTCAGCCCAGCCGGCCGGCGCAAGCACCGCTGGCCAAGAAGCCGTATTGAAGGACGGTACGACGGATCTGACTGGTATGACGTCGAGTGAAACCAACGTGGCCACCCCGGCCGGTGCGCTGGGTACGGACAGCATCACCAGTGCGTCGGCCGGCGCCGACGTTCATCCAGGTGGCCAGGTGATGAGCGCGCTCAATATCGACCAGGGCGGCGAAGACGACCAAGGCGAGCCAGGCGTCATGGTTGTCGCCCGTTACGAGGGATTCCGCCGTGCCGGCCGCACCTGGAGCATGCAGCCGACGGTTGTTCCTCTCAGTGAGCTGACCCACGAGCAGCTCCGCATGCTGGACAACGATCCTAACCTGCGCATGCGCGCCGTGGATATCACGCCCGATATGGATGGCGACGACAAATGACCGTTTCCTACGCAACGCGCGACCAACTGGTGGACCGGTGCGGCCAGTCCGAGGTGACCCAGCGCGAATCGATGCTGCCGGCCGGCGCGGTGGGCAAGGCGCTGTTTTCAGCGTCCGCATTCGTTGACGGCTATGTCAGCGGCCGTTACACCGTGCCGCTGACCACAGCCCCGGAAATCGTCGTGCAGTCTGTGTGTGTGATCGCCCGGTACAACCTGCTCGGTGAGGCGGCTACCGAGCGCGCACGCGACGACTATACCGATGCGGTGAAGTGGTTGAAGGATGTGCAGGCCGGGAAAGTGGCGCTCGACGGCGCCGCAACCGTTCCAGGCAATTCGCCGCAAGCCACCGTGCTTTTCACCACCAGTGCGGCAGTGTTTCGCCGGCAGGGCCGGCCATGATCGACGAGATCATCGCCCGCCTGGGCGCCATCGACGCGTTAAAACTGGTGGGCGGCGCTGCGGATTTTCAGACGGCAGTGGAGAACAACCCGACCGTCACGCCGTGCGCGTTCGTGATCCCGCTCGATGAGCGGTACGCCCCCAGCCAGGATGCCAGCATCGTTATCCAGCGCGTCGACGCCACCGTCGGCATCGTGTTCGTCGTGCGCAATGTCAGCGACGTACACGGCGTGGCGGCCCGCCAGGATCTGGCGACGCTGCGCAAGGCCGTCAGCGATCTGTTGCTCGGATGGGATCCGGTGGCAGGTTTTGCCCCACTGGAGGGATCGGCCGCCAATCTGCTGGTGTTCAAGGACGGCCACATGTGGTGGCAAGACGTCTACGTCACCAGTTTCTATAAAAGGAGCACTTTGTGAAACCGACCACTCAATGTCCGCACTGGGGCCACGGCGGCCAGTACCAGCGCGATCCGGTCACCGGCATTCGCACGCGGGTGGAGGCGATGTCCACCGACACTGCCGTCGCGGCCGGCCAGGCCAGTCTTCCCGACCACTCGCCAGCAATGCCCGCTGTCGAGGCCAATGACACCGCCACGTCGGTGGTGCCCATCCACAACCCTACGAAGAAAGCAGCCACCAAATGAGCAACGTTCTGACTTCCCCTCGCGTCTGGCGCCTGAAGACGCTGGTGTTTAAAACCGAAACCGCCTACGGCACCGATGCCATTCCAGATGGTCTGCTGAACTGGATCGAGGCACGCAATCTGAGCCTGACGCCAATGGACGTCGAACGCGCCGACCGCAACATCGAGATGCCGTACATGGGCAACTCGGGCAGCGTCGCGATCAGCACCTGGGTCAAGCTGTCGTTCGATATCGCGCTGGCGCCGTCCGGTACTGTCGGCACCGCGCCGAAGTGGGGGCCGCTGCTGATGGCCTGCGGCATGGCCGAGACGACGACCGTTGGCGAATCGGTGGCATACAACCTGGTGAGCAACGCATTTTCCAGCGCCACGGCGTACATGATCATCGACAACGTGCTGCACCGGATCACCGGCATGCGCGGCGAGGTGAAAGCGAAGATGTCGAAGGGCATCCCGATGCTGAGCTTCGCGTTCGATGGCTGCTATGTCGCACCGGTCACCGGCGCGGCGCCGGCCATCGACCGTAGCGGCTGGACCATCGAGGAAGCCGTTAACAGCGTCAACACCACGCCGGTGACGATTGCCGGCGTGCCGCTGTCGTTCTCCGAGTTCGAATGGGCGTTGGGCCAGACGATAGCCCGGGCCGACAACCCTGGCCAGCGCGAGATCATGATCACCGGTCGCAAGCCGACCTCGTCGATCACCGTCCTGGCGCCGGCACTGGCAGTGTTCGACCCGTTCGCCATGACCCAGGCCAACACGGTGGTTGAACTGGCGACGACGCACGGCACAGCCGCTGGCAAGAAGGTGACGACGACCATGAATGTCCGGATCGCTGGCGCCGAGTACGCCCAGATCGAGGGCATGGTGGCCTACAAGCTGACGCTGGAGCCAGAGCCACTGCTGGGCAACGACGAACTCTCACTGCTCTGCCATTAAATCGCGGCCCAGGGCGCGCATATCCCTGGGAGCTTACCTCAACCACTTGAAAGAAAAATATGTTCATCGTTACCGAACTGCCTGCCTACACCTGGCCTGTGACCGTCGATTTCCCGATTGATGGCGGCAAGACCCGTGAAGTGAAGTTCACGGCCAAGTTTCGTCGCCTGGATCAAGACGACATCGTCAAACAACAGGAAGACATCAATGCCGGCATCATCGGCGACCGCGACATCATCGACCAGGTACTGATCGGCTGGTCCGGCGTCGTGGATGCTGCGAAAGTGGAGATGGAGTTCAACGACGCCAATCTGGAAACCGTTTTGAAAATGTTCCCAGTGCGCCCCAGCATCGTGCGCGCCTATTTCGATTCGCTGAAAAACGTTAAAGCAAAAAACTAAAGGATGCTGCCGCGTTCTGGGCAGGCGGCAGCATCGCCCAGGGCGCGGACGAAATGGCGTCCGATCTTGACGGATTTGGGCTGAAACAGGAGGCCCGCCACTTCGCCGCGCGCCCCGCCCCAAAGTTTGAAATTTTCCCCGAGAACGAACTCATCGTTGACGTGTTCGTGAACCTTGATACCCAGTGGCGCCGGGTAGGCGTCGGGATGGCGTCCCTCATCACCGAGGGGATTGACTACCGCGCCCTGGAGTCGACCGTGAGGCTGATGGGCATTGAACAGCCTCTCTGGCCAGAAATATTGGCTGGCATCCGACAGATGGAAAACGCAGCGTTAAAAGTGATTAGAGAAAGAGAAAACCGTGGCTAACCAGGTTGTTGAATTCGGGGTCCGCATTTCCGTCGATGGGCAGCAAGCTGCACCGACCATCGAGGGTATCGACGCAGCCGCCAAGAAAATGGCGGCGTCCGTCGAGCAGGCTGGACGTGCGATGGCCGAGGGATTCACGGCTGGAACGGATGCCGTCCACAAGTCGGCCGACGCCGTTGTAAAAAAAGCGGAAACTGAGGAGGCTGCGACCGCACGCATCAGGGCGATGGTCGCTGCGTCTCGCGAGCAGACCGCAGCGCTTGAGGCCGAATCGCGCGCATCCGAACTGTCCGCTGTCAGTACGCGCCATCATGCCGACGAAAACACCAACCTCGCTGCGGTGCTTGCACGTGCCAATGCGCAGATGAGCGCGTCGTCGGCCGCCAGGACCACCAACACGGGCGGCGTGGCGTCGGAAGAATCACAAAAGTTCGTCGCCTCGTTGCAGCGCCAGTATGACCAACTCGGGAAAAACGCTGCCGAGCTGGCGCAGTACGAGGCAAAAATGCTGGGCGGCACCCGCGCCACCCAGGCGCAGGCGGGTGCAATCGCCAGCAACACCGAGGCACTGCGGCAGATGATCGCTGCCGAGGAACGCCAAGGCGTCGCCGCCGACAACTTTATCGCCAAACTGAAAGAACAGACTGCGACGGTCGGCATGTCTCGCACCCAGTTGCTCACGCACCAGGCGGCCCAACTGGGCGTCAGCCAAGAAGCGGCGCCACTGATCACCCGGTTGAACGAGGCAACCGAAGCGGCCAAGAAACAGGCCGCCGAGGTCGGCGGCGCGACCAAGGCCCACCATGAATTCAGCTTCTCCACGGCGCAGTCGAAAAAGGAGTTGATCGTCCTCGCCCACGAACTGAGCCAAAGCCGCTTCACCAACTTCGGCGGATCGCTGATGGTGCTGGCCGAGCAGACCGGCGCCGCGTCGTTCCTGTTCAGCGGCCTGGGCCTGGCGATTCTGGGCGCGGTTGCTGCGGTCGCCGGCTTGGCGTATGCCTGGATCAAGGGCAGCATCGAGCAGAAGGAAATGAACAACGCGCTGATCATGACGGGCAACTATGCCGGCGAAACGTCCGACTCCCTGAATGCGATGGCGCATGCGGCCGTCGAAGCTGGCGGTAGCATCGGTGCCGCAAAACGGGCTGTCACCGAACTGGCCGCGTCGGGCAAGTTCACCGGGGACCAGATTGGCTACATCACCGAGGCAGTCGTCGCGCTCGAGCACGGCGCCGGTATCTCCATTGAAAAAACAATTAAACAGTTTGAATCGTTGGCAGTGCAATCGACCGGCAGCACGGCGCGCGCCACCGAGGTGGTGTCACGCGCCACCGTCAAGCTGGACGACACGTACCATTTCCTGACCGAGGCTGTGTACGAGCAGATCCGCGCCTTGGAAAAAGAAGGCGATGCCAAAGGCGCCAGCGCGCTCGCAACCAAGGCGTTCGCCGATGACCTGCACAATCGTGCCGAGGAAATGACTGCCAACCTGGGGAACGTCGCCAAGGGCTGGCATGGCATCAGAGAAGCTATCGGACGTGCGGTCGATGCCGTGGGCGACTGGGGTAAGAAATCAACGGCGGCCAGCGAGGTGACGCGTCTGCAAACGACGATCTCGCAAATCGACAACGGCTCCTACTCCGCCATCAACGGCGGCGACCGTCAGGCCTACAACGAAGCCACGCTAGCGAAACTTCGCGCGGCGGCCGTGCGAGATCTGGCCGTGGCCCAGGCGAACCTCAATAAGGTCAACCAGGAAGCCGAGGCAGAGGGCGCGCGGAAACTCGCCCAGTCGGAAGCTGTCCACGCGGCATCGCGTATCACAGCCGACAATGTACGGCTGGAGAAGCGCGGCCTGAACGAGTTGCAGGTTGCATTGCGCGGTTACTACGAAGACATCGAGAAAATCAAAAAGGTCAACCCAGCCAGTGTGCTGATCACGCCAGAGGCCGTCGCTGAGCACGTGAAGCAGCTCACCGCCGCGCACAGCACCAAGCAGAAAGCGCCGCGTGTTGATGCCGCCGACAACATCGACCTCAATAGTCAAATGGCGCGAGTCGATGATGCTGTGAATGAGGAAAAAAATCTCATCGCGCAGCTCACCAAAATCGATGACATGTTCCATGCTGCCGGTAGGTTGAGCGACGAAAAATACTATCAAAACAAGCGGGATAACCTGGAGGCATCGGTCAACTCGGAGATTACCGGCTACACCAAGCAGATCGATATCCTGCGCGCCCACCACAACCTGACCGAGGCCGAAACCGCACGCCATGGTGCGCAAATTGCAGCGCTTGAGGCCAAGCGAACGGCAGCTCAGAACAAGCGTGAGGACGAGATCAACCTGCTGGGCATAACCTCGATCCTGCGCCAGGATGCCGTGGTGTCGGCGTCGGACGACGCCATGAACAAGTACCTGAGCACCCTGTCGGCCGAGGCGGACAAGATCGATCAGGTCAACTCGGCGCATGAAGTGTCCCGTGGCGCTATCGAGCGTGAGACGGCCGCGCGCCTGTCGCTGGCCATCGCCAGTCAGCAGCAATTTGTGGCAGACCAGAAAATTAACGGTGCTGCCGAAATCGAAGTCGAGCAAGGCAAGAAGATTTTGAAGTACCTGGAAGACCAGCGTGCCGTGCGTTTGCGCCTGGCCGATGGCCTGGATCAGCAAGACGTTGACAAGGGGTTGCAGCGCGCTGCGCAGCGCGCCGTCCAGGAATGGAAGCAGGTCGGCACCTCCATTTCCGAATCGCTCACCAGCGCCTTCAGCGACGGCGGCAAAGCCATTGGTGGCATGTTCAAGGCGTATGCCGAGAACTCGGCACGCCAGCTCCAGATTACTAACGACCTGGCGAATGCTACCAAGGGACGCAAGGATGATGACCCTGAAAAACTGCGCCTGCAGGCGACTGCTCAGCAGGCATCCGCACGCGCCCAGGTGAAGACCTACGGCGACATCACCGGCGCGGCAAAGGCGTACTTCAAAGAAGGCACCACTGGCTACAAGCTGCTGGCTACCACCGAGAAGGCATTCCGCATTGCTGAGATGGCGATGACGGCCCAGTCCCTGGTGCAATCGCTGACCGCTACTACAACCAAGACCACTGCAGTTGTGGCTGGCAAGGGGTTTGAATCGGCTGCGATGATCGGTGCTGCCACTGTCGATACCGCCACCACTGGCGTTTCGGTGGCCAACAGCGCCGTCAAGACGACTGCCAGCACCATTGCCGGCGTGGCTAAGGCGTTCGAACAGATGGGCGTGTACGGCTTCATAGGTGCCGCTGCGATCATCGCGTTCATGGCTGGTATGGGTTCCAGCATGAGCGGCGGCGGTGGACCTGTCGCCACAACATTTCAGGACCGACAGAAAACCCAGGGAACCGGCACCGTGCTGGGCGACTCGACGGCCAAGAGCGAGTCGATGGCCAAGTCCTTGGAGATCATGGAGAAGAACAGCTCGATGGAACTGGGATTCCAGAACTCGATGCTGACGGCACTGCGCAATATCGAGACGGCGCTCAGTGGCGCCGCAGCGGGGCTGTTCCAGACAGCGGGCCTGACAGGCGGCAGTGCATTTGGTACCGTTAATTCATCCACGAAGAGCACGTTCGGCAGTGACAAGAGCACGACCATTACGGACAGCGGCGTGCAATTTAGCGGCACCCTGGGCGCGCTGCGCGCCGGGGCCGGCAAGGCGACCCAGTACGAGGACGTGACGAAAACCAGCGATGGTGGCTGGTTCCACGGTAACTCGTCGAACAGCTACACCAACAGGGCAGCGTTAAGCGCTGAAACGCTGAAGCCGTTCACCCTCATTTTTGACAATATGGGTGACCTGGTGCTGAGCGCCGGTATCCAGTTGGGGTCCGATGGCAAGGTACTGACCGACGCGATCAACAAGGTCGTCATCGATTTCTCGGTCAGCACTCGGGAGCTGAAGGGGCAGGAGCTGATCGATGCACTGTCGGCCGGCGTCAGTGTCGCATTTGACAAAGTGACCACCGCCACATTCCCCGAGATCGTCAAGTTCCAAAAAGTCGGCGAGGGGCTGGGCGAAACGCTGGTGCGTGTCGCATCGAACTATGCCGGCCTCGACTCGGTGTTGCGATCCATCGGCGCCACGTTCGGCATGGTGGGTATCGCCAGCCTGACCGCACGCGAGTACCTGATCAACCTGGTCGGTGGACTCGACAAACTGCAGTCGCAGACGGAGGCGTTTGCCAACGACTTTTTGAGCGAAGCGGAGCGCCTGGCACCCGTCACCAAGATGGTGACGCAGCAGATGGCTGCGCTGGGCCTGGCAGGTGTCACCACGCGCGATCAGTACAAAGATGTGGTATTGGGCCTGGCTAACTCTGGTGCGCTGGCCACCGAGGCGGGCGCCAAGCAGTACGCTGCGTTGCTGGCGTTGGCACCTGAATTTGCAAAGGTCTACCCGGCGGCTGAGGATGCCGTCGAGGCCGCGAAGAAAATCACCGAGGCATGGCAGTCAGTCACCGACAGCATCGTCGACGAGATCCGTCGCATTCGTGGCCTCGTAGGTACCGACAAAGCTCAGTCCTATGTGTCAGCGCAGGCGGCATTTGCGGTGGCAACTGCAAAGGCGCGTGCCGGCGACCAAGATGCCGCAGCATCCTTACCTGACCTGTCCCAGGCGATGTTGTCATTGGCCGAAGCCCAGGCACGCAATGCTGTAGAACTGGCAGTAATACGTGGGCAGACCGCCGCCAGCTTAGCTACTACTGCACAAAGCACCGTTAAATATGGCGTGAAAATCCCCGGCTTTGCCAGCGGTGGCGATTTCGGTGGCGGATTGCGTTTGGTTGGCGAGAATGGCCCCGAGCTTGAAGTGACCGGTCCATCGCGCATTTACAACCACATGCAAACTGCAGCGATCTTGTCGGGAGGCGATAACGACGCGCTGGTCGATGAAATGAGGTTGATGCGCTTGGCACTGGAGGAGCTGGCCGTGCAATCCCAAGATGGCGACATCGCCATTGCTCAAAGCGTTGCGAAATTGGCGCGCTACGCGGAGCGTTGGGACGGCGGTGGCTTGCTGGTTCGCAGCGAAGCGGACGTACCTCTCAACGTGACGCTGGTAAAGGAGAACGCATGAACATCATCCGTCCTCTCACCATTACTGACGACATGCTGGTGTATTGCAACGTTCCCGAAGATGACTGCCCTCACTACGATCCAGGTGCTATGTATTCGGTAGGCGCCAGGGTAATGGTCAGTCGCCCTAATTTCCACAAAATCTTCGTGTCACTTGAAGATGGAAACAGTGGCAAAGATCCAGCGACCAGCCCACTGGCCTGGGAGCCGGAAGGGGCTACAAATCGCTACCGAGCTTTCGACAGCAGCATCACGACGCAGGCGACCAATCCCGATAACCTCACGTTCAAGATCAAAACCAGCGGTATTGCAAATGGACTGGCGCTGTTAAATATTAACTGCACCATTATCCGGGTGACGGCGGAGGATGCCGAGTTTGGCGTCGTCTATCAACGCACCCATAACCCGGCGACCAACAGTGGAATTCGAGACTGGTACAGCTACTTCTTTGAGCCGATTGTTACGGTCCGAGACATCATGTTCACGGATTTGCCTCTCTATTCAAACATGACCATCACCGTGGAAATGATCAACATCGGCCACACGGTTCGCTGCGGCGGCCTAGTGATGGGGCATGCAAAAGTGATAGGCGAAACGCAGAAGGGTACGAGGATTGCCCTGTCTAGTTACAGCCTGAAAGACCGGGATAAATTCGGGAATTTCGACGTTATCAAGCGCGCATTTTCACGGCGAGTCACCATTCCTTTGTGGCTGGAAAATAGCTCGGTCGACCAAGTATTTGACATGCTATCTCAGTATGAATCTGTAGCGATTGTCTACCAAGCCAGCAAGCGCTTTGGGGCATCCATCGCCTACGGGTTCTATCGAGATTTATCCATCGACATCCCATATACAAATTATTCCGTGTGCTCCATTGAAATTGAAGGATTGACCTGATGACCGTACTGAAAAAGCCGATTACCGATCTGCCACCAAACCCCTCACGGGGCGATAGCTCGGACGAATTTGTTGCTAAAGCTGATGCCCACGTCGCCGCTCAGGGTCAGTGGACTCGTGAGGTTAATCAGCTAGGTATGGTATTCAACCTGACCGCTGAAACCGCAACGCTGGGCTATCTCTTGCCTGTGAATTATGATGCTGGTCTGCTCATGACCATTGCAACACAGTGTGTTCAGCATGATGGCGTGACCTATGCACCGAAGCTCGATGCGCTGCCTTTTACCACCAATGGTGTATTTGAAGCAGAAAAATTCCGCGTGATTCAGGGTATCACCAGCGCCGAACTGGGCGTGCACGATGGCGCATCGCGGATCGGCACTATCGGGGCCGGCGGCGTGCCGGAAACCGTCGCGGAGACCCTGGGAAATATTCAGCATGTCCGGCGCGCTGATATCTCCACACTGTTGACAATTGACGGCCCGAAAGTGATCGGAGGCGACTCTACCTCGTTTAGTGCCTATGGGTTTGGTGACGGCCTTGATCCTGGCGGCAACGCATACGACAATCCACCTGGCCTCATGTCGTGGGCGCACATGTTGCGGGATGCATGCTATGCCTCCGATCCATTTTTTATTTCAACGGAAAAATTGGTCGTGAAGGGAGCGAACGGATTTTTCAATAGCTCGTCCCAATATACGTTCCCGTTCAATAATCGTTATAAACAGTTTTTGGCGACTAACGCGCAGCGCGTTCAAATCACGCTCCGAGACCGTGTTCCCTCTAATATCTATGGCACTGCCGTGTTGTTGTTTGCGAAAAATCCAGCTGATAATCGCTGTGGGAACGTTGATATTTACGTTGATGGGGTATTCAATCAAACCATCAATCTGGACGGCAAAAACGGGCCATTTCGGGGGCACGATATGGTTCGGGCAGTGGTCCCCAGTGGCGTCATCACGCTCCAAAATTTTAAAAATCCGGATGGTACTCCCGCTGCTGCGGCGGTAGGGGCATTCATCCTTGGGGTGACACACCACAACCCGAGTATTCACCTGACTGGGCATGGTGGCTGGACGGCAAAAAATACTCTCGACGACTACGGTATGCGAATTGGACGGTATGCGCCTGATGTACTGTTCCTGGCGCTGGGGGCCAATGACATGCTCAGCGCAGACCCTGCACAGCAGAGAACGCCAGAGCAGTTCTACAACGATCTGGTCAGCATCGTCTCGATGACCCGAGAGCTGAAACCGAACAGCGAAATTGTGTTTATCAGCCCGCCGCCATCGAGTTCATTTAATGCTGAAACGAAGACATCAATTGTCGGATGGGCGGGGCTGCCGGTATTTGCGTGGCTGAAAAAAATCCAACAAGTCGCCCGCGAGTATGGGTGTTTCTACCTCGATCTCTACGATGTGCTCGGTCATATCCCACGTTCAATTTGGCGATTCGATAACATTCACTTCACAAAAGTGGGCAACAATATTGTCTACCGCGCATTGAAGGACTTAGTCTTTCCGTCAATGCCAGAGCCTCGGGATGTTTTTATTGATGCTCTGTTTAACAATGGAACGTCCGGACTGCCCTATGCACTGCCGAATTTTGACGGTGTGCTGTGCCATCACGATGGAATGAAATGGGTAGTTGACAGCGATGCCTCGGGCATCGTTGAGAGCATCACTCAGCCCAGGGAGTTCGACTACGAGGTCCAGGTGCTGTACTCCAATTCCCACTACCTTGTGGGGTTTGAGCATTTTGGGCCGTCTGACCGATGGTTCGGTGCAAGGCCCTATACCGCCAGTTACTACAATTCTCGCCAAGGGCTGGACGCCTTCTATATCGCGGATATGAGGTCGGTACCAGTTGCTGAGTTGGCATCAAAAGAGGTGTTGGCGGGTGCGCAGTTTTTCCTGCGTTTCGCGCTGAGATCACGCTAG